TTGCCCAGAGCAATGTCTGATTACTGGCAGCGATTTCATCCATCGAATCGACGTTATACAACCTCGCACCCTTCAGAAGGTTCGGCATTCCGATTCCGCCCGCACCCTGAGGGATGATATCGAAGGCATAGTTCTTGTCGATCACGATTGATCGGATCGCGGCCTCTGTTGCCTGTGTGCAGCACCATACCGCACCCTGCCGGTACTGATATGGCAGACTGTAGTACAATGCGTTCACGTCGGCATCATCAATGGTCGCATCGTCGGTCGCTGTCCGGCCCAATGTTCCTCCTGTGACCGCGCCCTGTGCTTCAGAGGTTCCATCCCCGATCAAGAAGATGTCGTTCTCCCTGGATGCAGCCGCAGAACCGAACGCCTTCGCCAGGAATGGTTCCAGATTGGCCTTCTGGTCGTTCAAGAGGTCTTTTGATACCTTGACGAGCTTGGTGTACGGATACACCGTTGCAGTCAGAGTGTCGAACGGCTGGACATTGTTTTCGTCAACCGTGATCTCGGTCGAACGGTCGAACTTCGCCAATCGAGTGTTTTCGATTGGAATGTCAACAGCCTTCAGACTGGTCTGGAGAACTGTCGCACCAGCGGCCCGGGCAATCGACATCGGATCGCGCTTCTGGACGATCTGATTGTAGAAGTCCTTTGGAACCAATGCGGCTCCATTCTCGTCGGTCGTCTCATTCAAGGCCTGCGTCTTGAGATACGGGCCGTAATCCCCGTCCCTCAGATATTTCATGAAGGCGCGGGTCTCGTTCTTGGCCTGATCAACGGTCAAGGTCTTGAACGTGAATCCGTGATCCTGCTTCGCTGGCTCGGTCTTCATTGCGACATCGAGGAGTTCGTGCATCTTGTCGCGGAGGGCATTGGCCTGCTTCTCCTTCTGAGCCTTGAGCTCCATCTGGTGCTTGTGTTCATCAAGAACACTCTGGACAACTCCCTCCATCGTGGAAGGATCGATTTCCAGGTTGGCCTTGAGTGCCGCTTGTCGTGTGGCCTCTTCCTGCTTGGCCTTTTCTTCTGCTGCTTTCTTCTCTTCTTCAGTCATTGTAGTATCCCCTGTTTTGGTTGATGTGGTTGTCGGACTCGCCACATCCCCTGTGGCCTCTGAGTCGTCTAAGTCTATTTTCATTCCTGCAAGTTCATAGTCCGCCTTGAGCATGGGAACGGCTATCGCGTATGGATTGGCTGGCTCAAGCCCTTCTGAAACATCCACGAGCGTCAATTCCCCGATTGGCCATTCAACGAGATGACCGTTTTTCTCCCTGCGGACCAAGTAGTTGATCGCTCCACTCGACGCCTTGACCAATCCCTTCAAAGCTGATTCCCAAATCTTCTGAGCAATCGCATTGGTCTTGTCGAGTATGGCCTGATACCAATGCCCGTGTTCATCGACATGAGAATACTTGGCCTTGCCGAGTATGACCGGGACATCCATCTGTTTCCGTGTCCTCGGGTTGAACCCATGAGCATAGATCAGCGGGATCTCTGGGTATCGGTCGGCGTGGATGTTGGTCTGTGAGTCAAAGAAATCCCCCTGAGAATCCTTCATAAACTGACTTCCGAATGGAGCGCCCAAGACCTGAAGAATCATCTCCCCTGTCGCGGCTTTGATGGCAATGACCATCCCCTCAAGTTTTCCCGCGATCGGAAGGGGAATGCCTTCAGAGTCGTAGAGTTTCTTGAGTTTGCTCAATGCCTCTTCCTTGTTCGGGCCTTCGTATTTATTCCCCCTAAATCCCTCGTGGAGTGCAGCCCAAGCCGCGCCCATTAGTCCATGATCCGGCGTCCCATTTCTCTTGACCTGTAAATGCCATGTCGTTGGCATCTGAGGATCGCCAACAATCAGGTAGTCCGACGGCTTGTCTGAGGCTGCCTTCAATTCTTCTCTCATGTCTGCTTTCGCTGAATGTGTCCATTGACCATCAGAGCCCTTTGACCATCCAGCATTATGCACTGCCGTCCATGCTCCTTGAGCACATCGGGTTTTGTTGTCCTGATTCTCAATGTCCTTGGGATGATCCTTCGCCCATGCGTCACGGCAACTCGAATAGGCTGCTGCGAGAATCTTCTTGAGTCCTTCCGGGGCATCCCCGGCATCTGGTGCTTGCCATCCACCTTGCGGCATCTCTACCTCCTCTACACGAAAAAGCCCCGGAGCGGGAGCCCAGAGAACCTTGCGAGTAAACTCTGAGCCCCACGTCCGGGGCAAGGTTTTTCGTGCTTATGTTTAGTTCAACTCAGAAGCTGTTACGCTCCGTGTCTTGTTACTTCAAAATCAGATTCCGCCGGGAAGTAGCCGATCTTTATCCCCATCTTCCAGGCGACATAATTGAAACTCAACTGATCCCTCACTGAATGTCGGCATATCTCAGCCCACCACCGGTTGTTAAACTCGATGATTTCCTTCGTGTGACGTCTGAGTATGGTCGAACTGTGGATGAGTCCGTTGTTGACCGGGTAATCTTCGGCCTTGTACCGTTCCATCTGTTCGTTGACGACCTTCGGAGTATCCTTCTCATGCTTGAGAACTGCCTTTGCTTCCTGATAAATACATTGTCTCTGTTGATGCTTGAAGATGACCAAATCACCGAGTTGTTTGAATGCTTCAAGGTCGCCCCAACATTTGACTACTACACTTCCATCGACCCACAGACTCCACTCCTCCTTGATGAACAGATGGGACAGGACTTTGACCATCCGGGAATTACGCCTCGGGTCTTTGAACAAGTCCGGCGGTGTTCTGACTTCGCAATCATTCCATCGTTCTGCATTGACGTAAGCGATTCCTCGTTCAAGATTGGGCTTGTCAAACTTCTTTCCTTCCTGTGTTGGGGATACCCCACAAACACACGTATAGACCGTCATTCAAATCTCAACCTGACTCTCAGATTACTCATCGTCGTCCAGGCCGGCGTACCATTCCTGCATACTAGTCTTCCCCAGACCGTCTTCCCTCGTGGTAGAAGTTGGTAGATGTTGTTCAATGTCCCAATCCTCACCGCGCCCAAGTCTGTTATCGTGGCTACAGATACGAAACCCAGAGCACCAGCCTCGTCTGCCGCGGGATAGGCAATGGCAACATTGTCCAAGCCTTCATCTCCCGATGGTGAGGTGAAGAAGTCTATATCTGTGGCTGTCAGGGCATCGGCATTGTCGATGATGTGGGCAGAAACAAGAGTCGCCCAACTGCCGCTTTTGTCCCCGTCCCATAACTTGAAGGGAAATCCCACCCAGTCTCCAGAGGCATAAGCTGCACCGCGGAGGATCCCGATCTGGAAAGCCACGCTGTCCTGAGTCACCAAAGATGTGTCGCTGAGTTTCAGGGTATCACCAGTCGATGAGATTGTCAGGACTGTTGTCCCGACCTTGAAGCCCGGCCCGTATATCTGCGCCCCCACAGCAACAGAATCAAAGGCTGTAGTCAGCTTGGAATAGATCGTATCCTTCCCACGAGTCTGGAAAGCAGTCGATACAGTCTTCGGACAGATGGTTGGTCTGATATTTACCTCAAGTTGCCCATACCCAATCGAGGCAATGAGCCAGATTGAAAGTGAAGCGATGATTCTACGCATGATTGCCTCCGTTAAGATTTCTGTGCTATTTGTTTCTCTCGCCAACTGATTGGCTTCTTTGCCCCATGTCCGAGTTGTACCATGTTTCCCTTGATCTTATCAGCCAAGTCGTGTGCCTCGCCTATCAACGCCATATCCGCCTGACTGTGCCTCGACCCCAACTTGAGGGCAAATATCTCCCGAATACCTTCCTCTGATTTTGATTCGCCGTTCTTCAGTCTGGTCTCAATTTCAGCCTTCAGCTCTGCGGGAATCACTGTTGTTTCAAATGCGACATCTGCACCCTTACCAGCCTTGAATGAACTGACGGCCTTCCGCATCCACTTGTCGAGATCGGCCTTGACTTGTTGGTCCTGTTGGTCTTGGTTTTGCTGGTCGGGTGGTTGCCCCGGTTGAAATTGCTGTGGTAGGGGCTGCGGGTTCTTCGCCTTCTCAATCGCTGCCTTCTGCTTCTCTTCAAGCCGCGCCCTAATCTCCTCAGTCAGGTCATAGCCCAAAGTATCTGCAGCATCAAGCAAGTCAAATCCCGCCGTGACGAGTTTCCCAAGTGCATCTGCCCTGTTCGTTTCATCGACTTGCATCTCGGGTAGTTCATCTGGGGCAAATTGGATGTGTTGTTCGGGTTCCCCAAGATTCTCAGCTACCTCGGCCAGATATTCGTTGATTCTGGTCTCGTAGTAGTTACATCTCGGGATGATCGTATCATTCAGGTAGGATTCCCGCTCATTGTCTGATATTGCCTTGTTGGCCCCCGACTGACTTCTCAAAATGGACTGCGCCATACCAAAGGCATCGGAGACACCCTGAACCGCATGGGCATCAACAGACACAAAGTCGAATGTCTTCAACTCTGCAGTCATGCGTTCGATCTTAACATCCTCAGCATTGACCCCAATGACTCTGTAAACCGAGTTCCTAAGCCCCCTGAGTTTGTCCTTGAACCAGTCCTCGATCCTCTTCGCCTCGCCTTCGCCCATTCCCTTCGAACTTATCATCGTGACCGGGAGAGCATCGTAGGTGAAGAAATTCCCCAAGAAATTGGTCACGCTACCAATAATCCTTGAATCACCCAAAGCCACAGCGGTCGCAGATATCCCCATTCCAAGATCATCCCCTGGATTGAACTCCCTGAAATACAGAAAATCATCTATCGTCCAATAGCCTTCACTTGGGAACCTTCCACCTCCGGGGATCTGCTGCCAGAAGTACGGAACCGACTGACCCGCATCATTTCGCCTATACTGTACCTGGATCGTGAATGGATTCAACCACTGCAAGCCTTTCTGAAAACCGAACCTGTTCCTCGGCCTCAGATTGAAGGCGGCCCCCTTCAAGAGCATGGCTACTTCTGAGAGTTCTAAAAGATTGCGGAGTGAACATTTGTAAAGCGGTGTGAGATTGGTGTTTTCAAAGAGAAATCCATCTCCAGCCTTGGTTTTCGAGACAACAGTCTCCCCCTCATAGACATAAACCGGAACGCGAGTGAGCGAACTGACGCGGAGCTGAATAGCCCTGTAGATAAGCGGGATCTTGGAATAAGCCTCATCCTCCCCGCCTACGGTGGACATGCCTTTCCATGAGTTCTCAGTACTGGCCCACGGTATGTTCACCTCAACTTTGTACTCTGTTCTTCTCATCGGCATCAAAAGAAAAAGGGGCGACGGTCTTTCGACCATACGCCCCAGTTTGTCCGGTTACGCAACTGCTTATGTCAACGAATTATCTACCCATCATGCCATAGCATTTCATACTTGCAATTCGGGCAGCGAATGCCAGTCCAATACTCAGAACTCCCAACCTCGAATTGTGTTGATCCACACTTCACACAACGCAACTGTAATGCTGGTTTGGCCGCGTATGTTTGGCCAGTATGCCAGTCATTCTCAAACAGTTCGATAAGGTGGGGGTCATCGAAAACTCCTACCTTAAAACCTTCTGGCAGGTTAAATTTTTGTTCCATCTCTTCCTCCTATTGTTTAGGTTGGAACTGTTTTTCTCCAGCTAATGTCAGAATCACGGGCATGAGCATTCTTTGTCTCTCTTCCTGCTTCTCAAGCCGCGCCAGAATCCTATCCCTCAATTCGGTAGCTACGGCCACTACCAAGGCATAGCGCGGAGAGCCTACAAACTTTATCTGAATCTCACAACCAGTAAAAGGTTCTTCCATTAGTTCTTTCATTCTCTCCTCCTACTTATTAGGTTGGAACTGTGAGACATCAAGACTCTCGACCTGCTCGACGTGGGCTATACCCCCGGCGTGGAATTTTACCCGCAATTCTCCGTAGAACTTACGGGAAATGAGAGACGTTATCAAGTCAACGAGCGCCTTCATGCTGAAAACATGACCCTAAACTTTGTCTGCCTCGTCGATTGCACGGCGTACCTCACGGCGTCACACCCATGTACGTTGAACTTCACGTATTCACCCGCCAGAATCTTCCCGTCCTTGTCAACCTTCATCGAGTAACCTTTCCAGTCTCGATAGACATTGGTTGATCTGGGGGTGAAGTGGGCAAAATATCGAAGACAGACATCGACACCAAGCCTAACAGAGTCCGGTCCTTTGGTACACGGTTTAATATTGTACCCTGCGTCGTGGATTTCTTGTATTCTCTGGGGTTCTGCTGAATCTGCGTAAATCTCGTCTGATTTCGACACGCCAAGCACATTGAACTTCTCAATCAGTTTTGTGTTTGTAAGATTTCGCTCGTAGATCCACTCATCAACGTGAATTTCTCCCCCTCGGAATCCAACACATACCAGACAACTGGGATCGGGAGCGTAACCGAAGTCGAGCCCCCAAATCGTTTCGTCCACTGAATCCAGCCATCCGGCAATATCGTACCGCGAATATACAGCGGTTCGCCTAAGTCCTCGCTTCCCAAGTCCGTAGACGAGCCAGTGATTGGGGTCTTCATCCTTGAGTCGTTCAATCTTCGCTCGTTTGATTTCTCCCAGGAATGGATTATCGAGGTAAGTAGAGCTGATAAGCTCCGCAGAAGGATGAGAAGCAACCATATCGTAAATCCAAGAATCAAAATCAGAGGGGTTGTAATCCATAAATACGGGACCATCAGTCCTAACGTCAAGCTGAAAGAAGTCCTCGGGGGTGAACTCATTGGCCTCATTGCACCAGAGATACTTACGCTTTCTCCCTCTGACCTTTTGGGGTTGGTCCAATCCAAAGAACTCAATCTCCGCCCCTGTTGGAAAGGTATAGATCTCGTTTGATTTGTCATGTCTGCTTTCATCATACAAACCATACGCCTCAAGAAGCTGGAAAAAGTCGTACATGGCCGAGCCACGAAGCGCAGGCATTGTCTTACGAACGATTGAAATAACGCTGCGTTCGGAGTGGGCGAGAGTAATGAAGAATTGACAGAGGCTATACGTCTTACTTGATCCGGTTCCACCTTCGTTGACGATGAGGAGTTTGCCATTATCAAATGCTTGCTTTGTTCTCAGCGCTACGTTGCTGACCTTCATTTGCAACAAGCCACTGGAACCTGACTGGTCCGCCATCCTTACCTGTTATCTCTGTGGACTGCCTTGCCTTGCCGAACTTCTGATCGAGAAGATACTGAGCAGCAGAGATCCGAGCTTTCCAGTTATCCGAGGCCATTGCATCCCGCAATGTACTGAGGGCAAGAGCCACATCCTTGTCGCTGATCCGATGCTGCAGGACCATCTTGGCAAGATTGGGTACTCCTTTCGGCCTTCCAGCTCCTTCACGCTTACCGCCCATGATAATCTTTCAGAAGTATTTGCAAATCAACAAAATAATCGGGCGAGTCTGATTCTCTCTGAGATCCGCAAAGATGAGTAGATTGTTCGGTCTTGGAGAATTTCATCGCCCTGAAAATACAAAAGCCCAGTCCCCGATCGGGCTGGGCTTGGTTCATTGCCGGACTGTCCGCTTTTCCCACAATGCGGTGAATCTCCGGCTTCTATGTCTTTCTCTGCGCGGGGTGCGCGTCTCTACGCGGCCACTTCCCCAAGTTACCGCGTACGAATGAATATCTTACTTCAAGAGGAGAATGTCAAGACAAACCTTTTAACTCACATGAGTAGGCATATCCAGGCTTGCCATCTCGCTCTCGATGAACGTGATACAGAGATCCCACATGCCGACTACACGGTAGATGCCTCTCGATGATGACTCGACAAGGCCCGGGATCGCAGTCCTTAAAGATATCATCTTTCTTCTTCTGCCAGATGACAATTTCCCCGTTTTTGTACTTCTGATTGTACCTCATTGTCTCCCCTGTTCTCTGCTATAGATCAAATAGCCGATCGCATTTCTTAGCCTACTTTCAATCTCATTCATCAACAAATTGTATTGGGACTTTGTGATGATGGTAGCTCCGGCGACCTCGGCAAAACCAAAACTACTATCATCAACCAGCTCGGAGAAGGTGTCCCAAAGCCCCTCCCTGTCAAGTGTGGCGGAATCGCCCAACAGTGATGAAGCACGGCGCTCCTTTAGTTCCTGGAATAGTGCCTGAAGATGTGCTGGATTGGCATCCTGTGGGTAATGCGTGAAATGCTCAAGTATTTCATCACTCAACGCGCTCATTATCATATCCTTTCCTGGCAGTCTGCATTGGGACTGTGAATTGTGTTACATTTCGTACACCTGAATTTCTCGTTTGGATCTGTGGCCTTCTTCTCTGCGCTCATCTTCTCGACGAATGGCTCGAATAACTTCTGAACCCGTGCAATTGGCATCGGCTCCCGCCTAGCTATGGTTCCGTCTCTCCTCCTGACCTTTGGTACAAAGCTGTTGAAGTTCTTCACAAATGCCGGAAGACTATGGCGGGTGTTCTCCCAGTACCATTCATCTTCAGCGAATATCTTGAACCTCTCCACGATCATGTCGTTGTCAATCTCGATTAGTTCCTTCGCCCATCGGAATACCATCGGTATCAAGGCAAAGGTTTCAGTCGGATGCTTCTCCTCCCAGAGTTGCTTGAAGAGCGCGGCTTTCTGGAAGACAGGATTAGGCTCTTTCATTGGATGCGGAATAAAAATCGAGTATCTTGCCAATCTCAACAACAATCTTCTTGTTCCTCTCAATAACGCGCAAAGCCATAACGTTCACATCTGGAGACCATTCCACATTCGGATGCTCGATCTCCCAAAGAAATGAACGTATCGCATTGAAATCATCTACCGTTAACGCTATTGTGGTTGGTTCCATCTTCATTCTTCCTTTCTGTCAAACGAGATTCGATTACCATTCGTTGCTGCTTTTTGTTTTTTTCTTCTACGTCTCCGAGCAGTTGAGTCTTGCGGGAGTTCTTTTCTCCCGCTGCGTCGCTTTTCAGACGCACTCTCACCCCTCTACCCACGATCTATTGAATTTGCGAGGCTCGTGCGGTCAAGTTCCTCAATGATTTCTCTATCATCAAAACACCCGATGTTTGTTCCACCGCCGTCCCTTGCTTCGTTTCGCTGACCTCTGCCTACAGCTTCACAACGGCTCTATTCTTGAAACTATTTAGGCCATTCTTTCCAAACCCATCTCAAAAAAAGGATAAGGCAAAAAATCGAAAGACTGACCATGAAGATGAGATAAGCGTACAAAAAAATGTCTCTCATGTTTCCCCTTTCACTGTCTTTTGTACGAGGAGAGAGGTTGAACCTCGGTGAACAAATCAAATGCGGCGGTCAGGTCAATCACGTTGATCTCTCCAGATGTTTGCGATACTCACCGTGTCCTCACTGCGCCGCATGTCTTTCAATCCCTCAATGTAATCTTCATATCATCGAACGCAGCGCGCAATGAAGTGGCAATACGATACACCGCTTTTGAATGTCCGGTTTTCTCCATTCCGTAAGCTGCCACAGCCTGACCAGTTCCAATCTTCCCGCTGAGCCATGCAAGAGCGAGCTCAATATCTTCTGGTGAGACCTTCTTTCTTGCTACTTGAACTTTTGCAGCCAGAGCTTTTTCGAGAAGCGTTGACATACCATCCTCCATAAATAAAAAGGGCTACTCCGTCGCGCTGCACAAGCAGCGTCCCACCCTCACGGAATGGGAAGAGTAGCCCCAAATGAAAATGCCCGCTTCGGGCGGGAGGCTGCTTGTGCTTTCGACATCTGAAATCTAAATGATTCACTCGTCAATGTCAAGGAATTACTTTCAACAACTGTCATTCGAGTGCCTTGCGAATATGATCGGCGAGTTCTTTGAGGTTCCTGCCGTCTTTGAAGTGGTATTCATTATCAAAGTCGAATGTATCGCGAGACGCGAGGTAATACGCCAATCTGTGAACGGCGAAACTTGCCTTCGTCAGCAGCTCCGTCCGCTCGTCAAGGATGCGGAGAAGAGTCTCCACGGTCTCATCGTTCCACAGTCCTTCAACCTCATCATACGGGGCAAACTGTTGCCTGATTTCTTCTACTCTCTCGCTGTCTGTCATGCGGCTTTCTCCTGCCAATACTCATCTGGAATGACGATCCCTTGTTCAGCCCAGTATTGCATTGCAGCCTCTTTGAGTTCCAGCATCCGGGTTGTCGTTAGATTGTGAGTGGGAAGCGCAACCTTGACCTCCTTCGTCTCGCCCGTGGTTTTATTCGTTAGCCATTCGATCTTGTAGTTGCATTCAGCCTTCGTATGCTCATGAACCCGTTCGGGTTCCCATCCGAGCTCGCGGGCAACAAAGGCGCACATCCCCCACCAATAGGCGTTGAATTCAAGACTGCGCTTCGTGCCAACCTCAACCTCGATCCGGCAATCTCCTTCGAGTTTGCTTATCTCTTCATCGAATCGCGTCCGTCGATGAATAACAAGCCTCCCAGACTCAATATGCCCGAATGCAACTACAGTCTTCATGCTGCCGATGCCTTCTTGCCATTCTCCCACAAATCAAGAACGTCACCCGTGGCCTTCTCGATTGTGAATGATTCCACAAGCGTTTTCCTCTCTTCCGGCGGAACAAGCCCCCACTTCGAGAACATGTGTTCAAGGTTCCACCGGGCTTCGTAGAGAGATTTGACATCCATCTTCTCGAACTCGGTCATGCTCGTGGTCCCGAGGAACTTCTCGAAGATCAGCGTCCTGAGTTGCTTGTCTTCTTTGGAGGTTCCGAGTGCGGCCTTGTCGAAAATTGCCTTGATCTTCTCAACCTCGATATCGCGCGCCTGTTTCTCAGCATAAAAGCCCTCGTTCTCTTTTGGAGCAAGGTTCTCCGTTGAGCTCGCGCCCTTAACATCGCCAACCGGGACACCCATCAGATACCTCACAACTGGCTGGAAGTCCTTGTAGGTTGGATTGATGAATGTCTTGCCGTCGATTATATCCGCCCTATCCTTCATTACTTGGGCTTCCCGCCAAATCCGCAGACCGTCTTTCGTGATCTCTTGATTGAGTTCCATCCAGATGTTCAGATCCGGCTCGAAGGGAGTCTCACCCGCCAACTTCATTTTTACACCTGTCTTCACGAACTCCTTCTTGTGCGTTTCTTCGTTTTCCTCCATCTCGTAGGTGAAACCCCCGCGGCCGGTGAATATGATGTTTCCCGGAACCTCGACAAATCTGTCTGAGAACTTTTCCTGCCAATCCGGTAGGATAGTCCCCCAGTCCTTCATTGTCATGGCTCTGACTTGCTTCCCATTCTTGAAATGCTCTCGGTTCTCGCGGTACTGTCTGACGTATCTGTACCACACCTTTGAAAGCGAATCCATGAAGAGGAAATCAATCTCCCCATTCTTCAGGTAGTCGAACGCGGTGAGAACGTCTGCCAATTCAACGGTCTCCTTCAGGAGCGGCTTGATCCCGTGCTGTTGGAAGAAGGGGATAAGGAAACGGCTCCCCTTCTCATTGTCGATAATGAGGATTGGTTTCGTGCAGCCCATATCCTTGTAAGCCCCTGCAAGCAATTCGCTGGCCGTGCGGCTCTTGCCCGATCCAGCGAACCCGCCGATGGAAGCCTTGATGAAGTGGTTTTTTGCCACGAGTTCTGATGCGAAGTCTGTTAGTTTCATTACTGTTCCCTCCTTGTGGTTAGAATGCAAGAGAACTTGTGAAGCATGTCGAATGCTGCCGATTGAACTTGTGTTGCTGCCTCCATCCCCGCCTTGAATCCGGCATCGTACGCGCTGTTGATCGCCGTTGTCACCATCTCCTTTGTGGCTTTGTCCACGTCTGATTTCTTCACAATCTCAAGCAACTCCTGTAGTGTTGTCATTTGTTCCCTCCTTGTTAGTTCAGTGAAAAAGCCTGAAAATACTCATGGTCAAACAGAAACGCCGCATACGCCTTCTCCTGCGGGTAGTTCCGTGTCCTCCAGGTCTGCTCAATGATCCACTGGAGCTTCACAACCGCAAAAGCCTTTTCGAGTGTGTTCATACGATCGCCTCTGGCTCAAGTCCAAATTCGTCAATGAGTTTATGGATGACGATTAGAGCATCTCCAGCGTCAAGATTGTGCCGGGCGAGGTATTTGTCTTCTTCCTTGCTGAAATGAGCGACGAGAAAACGATCACCGTGTTGCTCTGCCGCGGCAATGAAAGCATCCGTTTGCTTTTTCCCATCATCAATGCTCATATTTCCTTCCAGTACAGAAAGTAGATTTCACCAGGTGCGCGGCATTGGAGAATCTTTTCCTCTGGCGGTCCGCCGTGCTTGCCTCTGCGTAGGTCAGAGATGCGAGTGGTGTGATTGTTAACCCTATTTGCCTTAGCCCACAAAAGGCTCACGACCTCACCCTGATTCAGCGCCCTAAGGATCTTCCCGCAGTCCGAAGCCGCCCGACTTACAATCTTCATCTGAGCATCAAGTTCCGTGTCAATGGCAAGGTCAATCACCGAATTTCTTCCTCTCTGCATCGAAATAAATGGCCATTTGTATCAGATCTTCCGTACTTCGCTTACAGACCATCCGAGATTTGAGAGTCAACTCTTCTACATCTTCCGGCCACATCTTCTTCCAGAGTGCATCCCATTTGACTTGATTGTAGTGCGCCCAAGCGTTTGAACCCGAACACCCAGAGAAGACGTTCTTCCGGTCGTATCGTGTGGCCTTTTTGGAACGGCTGATCTTGTGGCAAAGTTGAAGAGGACCAGAACAATGACAGGGAGGCTTAACAGTCCAATCAGTAACACAATAGGGTCCTTTAAGATTCCATCCAAAGTATTTGTTGGTATGGAACTCGCAGATTGGCTTCTCTGTCCTCACGAGCTTGCTCAGCGCCTTATCCGCCATCTTCTCGGCTTGCGAGAAGGTGATCTTCTTTACCTTGATTCCTTTGGCGATCCTGAGCTTCATTTCTTCAACTCCTCGCATTCAACACAATCTCCCATACATCCCTCGCAGGGATTGTTTCGTTTGATTCTTATGGCGTAGATAACGTCCTCGTACCTGCACTCCCCTTCATGCTCGGGCATGAGACAGGTCTGGCAGAGAGAAATTGCCGGCTCCTGTTGACAGCTTTGGCCATCGTCTGAATCCTGAAGTCGTACACTCATTGCGCCCACCACTTTCCAACTTCAACTATTCCCCAGACGATGAAAACCAAAGCCGCAACAGTCACCGCCCATCTTCCCCAGACAACCGTCGCGCCCGATGGTTCGTACTTCTCCGCCCATTCATCGTCAGAAAGATGTTCGGCATCCCAATTCTTCTGATGGATTGCGTCAAGTTCCGATGCGCGTTGCTTGGTCATGGCTTGACTTTCTTGTGATTACATCGTGTTAATCGGCCGCGTGCAATCTCAACCGGGATACGTTCGATTCTGAGTCCGTCTTGAATCCAAGTTGAAACCGTTTTGGCTGTCTGCTTCTTGTCTTCTGGCCTATCCACACAGGCGCAAACGACACATCCGCAAGGCCTGATTCCGACATAGGCATCATATTGCAGTTCTTTGGTCATGGCTTGACCTCCCAATCGTCTGCGAGAATGTCCCCAATCCCAATTATCACTTCACTATTCTTGTCCTCAATGTCGGTAAGCCAAGGACTATGGCTTTTGATACAGCGAAACCATGTACTCCACACCTTACGCTTGAATGGTTTCTTACTCTTGATTGCTTCTTGGATTGTCATGCGGTCACCTCGAACTTGATTTGATTCTCGACCAATCCCTCAAGCTGCTCCAATTCCGAACGGCTGAGGGCTTCCACCATATCCAACCCATTGACCACCGCCTCCTTGACCCGCACCATCCACGATTCTGCACCGAAAGGAGATAAGACTGGCTCGCCGTCAAAATCTTCAACTTCGTACTCGACGTAGATGTCATAGTCTCCATTCCAATCGAGATCGTCACTGATGACTGTTCTCATGCGGCCACCTTTGCGCTTGTGATGTCCTTGAACATTGGCTGTGGCGGAATCATCTGCCGAATCGAGGCCAAAGACTTCCAGCAGAAATCTTCGTCCGCCTTCGATAACTTGACGCATGACCGGAGGAGGTTCTTCAACTCCAAGAGGCTTGAACCTGTCCGAAGACAGTAGTCGATGATTTGGTCGGGGGTCATGCGGGTACCTCCTCCGTATCAAGGACTATGACTAAACTTGCCGAATCGGGGCAAAAGGTATATGAGCAGTGGTGGAGTCTGCCAAAAAGAACGGCCTTAGCAAGTACGAGCACATCCTTGTCTTTGATTTGATGCTCAACGATATCACAAACAATCGCCTCTTGCTTAGCCCCGCTTTTAACTTGCACCCCAATGTTGAGTCTCATTTGCTTGTTCCCTCCGTTAGTTGAAGTAATCAGGAGTCATTGGACTATTCTTCCCTTGCGCTGTCTTGATTCTTTGCGAGTTGGGATTTCCCCGCGCAACCGTGCAATATGAACGTCGGCGCTTGTACTCCAATCGGTTCGCTGTGGGAACGGTGGAACTGGCTGGACAACGGATTTATATGGCCCGCGTGAAATCCGATTTCCTGTCGGTGTCGCAATGCGATGTTTCATTGTTCCCTCCGTTAGATTACGTCCGTGAAATAGTTCGAAATTCTCTTGTCAGCGAGGCCACGCGCTCCCACCTTTGCCGTCTTCACCCCATTGTGAGAACGACCGTTGCGCGTGGCCCGCCAAATTCTCATATACTCCCGTCGCTCGTCGCATTCCACATAATACCCACCGCTCGGCTTCTTCGATGTCGGCTTGCCGCAATGAGGACAAAGATGCTTAATGCTTCTCACGACCTGCCAGCGATATTGCTTCGTCATCTTGTCAAAGATACCGAGTGTGTGTATGCGCCGCCGACCCATCTGTTTACCTCATGTGAACTGAATGGAATCTACTACACAGAAAAGCAAAAGTCAAGTAGAGAATTACTTTTCTTGAAAATAGTTATAGCGCAAGAAGTGTGCCAACATTTGGGGAAGTTGCGAAGCTCTTTGAACTCGAAGCCTATCAGGTGACCATGTGGAGGACAGTCCTGACGGTACAAAGGCGCGAGCTGGTGGTTCGCGCCCAATCACTGAGGATTGTCACCACATCGGCGGGGCTGACCGGATCGGCGGCTTGTCACCGTGAGGCAACAGGTCTGCGATAGATTCCAACACATCCCGACGAGGCGGGACAGATGTTGACTCAAGCCAAGTCTGGAGGTCGTCTTCGCTCAATGTCAGAAAGCCTCGTGCCGCGAGAATTGCGTTGGTATCCTTTGGGCTCTCAAGTATCTCCCGAAGAAGACTATCCTGAGTGTAGCACGCGTCCTTGAACGCTTCCATTGATAAGTGGGGTTCCATTATGATTCCTTTCTTCTGTCAATGTCTTGGATTGACAGTAGTTATCTAAAGAATGTGTGATGTCCGATTTCAGCCGTTTTGGGGTGCTGGAGAGGCTTGTTGATTATGTTCTCGAAGAACCACCCGCTCGTTGCTGTCTTCAGATTTGCGTAGTACAGGGCTCCGCCCGTGTTGTCCACGTCCTCACCGTCAAAGACCTTCTCTGCAATCTGTAGCGCCATCTCGAACCGTTGATCGTTCTCCTGTGGCCAAGCTATAAGCTGAGAATCCCCCGGCGTGGTCATTGATGAGAACTGAAGCCTGTCTGTGATGATTTGGACGATGTCCTTCTTCCAGGCTAAAGCCCTGTTTTTGATGACGTGGGCGACGGCTCTCATCCCATCCGGCCCTTCTCCCCTTGCTTCTCTCCATGTAACCAAAGCCAATAAATTGACGATGTAATCCGTGAAGGTCATTTCACCGTATCCTTGTACTTGTAGTAGATATCCGCCATTTGCTTGCGGCTCAACTCCGGCCAGCCCATAACTCCAACCCAAAGCTCCACTATCTTGGGAAATGATACGGGTGGACTACCTTCCCGGGCCGCTTTCACGAATGCAATCTGCTTCTCATTCGGGACGAAACACCTCCGAGTCTTTGACCGTGCCTCCTCAAGTTGCCTGTATAGTTCTTCCTCGCTCACCTTTATCACAGTTTGATTACAGTCGATTGTTGAGCCTCCACAGAGGCCAGTATTGGTTCCCAAGAAAACCTCCCGTTATCTACAGTAAATACGATGAAACCAAAGTCCACTATCCCACTCATTCTCCTTGCTCCAAATCTTGACCCGAATCCCTGCAAAGCTGGGGTGGTCATGGCTACCCAATCGGGACCACCACAGAAGTCGTAGTAGTGAACATGGGATCGAATGATGATATTAGCCTTTGGACTGACTCCCCTTTCAGCCCAGAGGATATTCCACTGATGATCTCTTGCAACTGCGGTGTGTCTTGTGTGTGAGACTTGGGAAGATCCTACGTGATGCTTGGCCTCAAAGATAATTCCCTCGATTTCAACGTGGGCAATGTTACCTATTCTCTCCGCATGGCACTCATCGGCTATCATTTGCTCGAAGTCTTCCCCGGCTCCGGTGTGATAGTCCGTGCCAAACGTCATCACGAGCTTGGTCAGATTAGGTGTCAGGAGTTTCTTAATGCAGAAGTTGGCCATCTTTACCTGTTCAAACCTGTCAGGGAAAATGGTCTCGACTCCCTCGGCTTTCGCTCCCTTACCGTCTATTGCATCACCATTGAAGATTACAAGGTCAAACGGCCCGCGCTGTTCGACATTCCTTTCAAAGAAGTCCCAGCATTGTTGCCTGACGTTGTGGAGCTTAGACTTTGTATCCTGTTGCTGCCAAAGGGGAGGCGTGAGGCCGACCGCATGTCCGCAATGTGTATCCGCCGCGACCGCTATTTTCTTCAATCCTCATCTTCTCGGTTGTTCAAGAATACGGTGCGGCGGGGCGGGGTAACTGGGCTCCTAACCCGTGTGGCCAATTCAACTATCCGCCCCATGAACCGCACTTGTCTCAAGTTCTAACTGCTCCGGTTTGTCAAATAGTGGAATCGGCTTGTTGAACCTGTTCACGATGATGTCGCAATACTTCTGACTGATTTCGATTCCGATGGACTTGCGCTTGAGCATCTTAGCGGCGACTAAAGTTGTTCCAGAACCTGCGAAGGGGTCGAGAATGAGATTGCCTTCTTCGGAATAGTTCTCAAGACACCACTTCATAAGGATTATCGGCTTTTGTGTGGGATGTACTCGTTCGGAGTGTCTACCAAAAATTTCGCTGCTTTTTATTCCATGATGGAAAATTCGTGTGCCACCATCTCTAAAATTTGTCCAAGCAATCTCAGCCTCGGCAAAGTGCATCCCTTGTTGTTGCTTATCCCATACCAATATCTTTGGTGATGGTGGTAGTGTAAGATAATTCCCTCCCCACACGATTGCTTTATGACAATGAGGTAATACTATCAGCAAATCTGGGGCTTCATCCCACATAGCGATCTCCCTCGCCTCTTCGTCGGTCATAAAACCACCTGTTGAGTTTGCCGTCCAAGACCCAATCCCATACGGCGGGTCGGTCAGGCACAAATCCGCCTTGATATCTAACTGTGGCAGAATCTCTCGGCAATCGCCGCAGTAGAGCGTTACCCAATCGTCTCTGTAGTACGGTTCAATCACTTATACATTGCCTTCAATGCCGTCGTGTACCACAACCACAAGACCACAGCCCAAGGAATAGCCAGATACCAATTCCCCAACAGTGTCAGAGCAATCGGTGTGAACGCCCAGAATTGGGCTACATCGCAGAACATACTCGCCGGAGTTTCCCCCTTCTGTCCCTTGAACTTTGCAATGGCTTTGGGTATGACTTCCCACCCGACTCCACCTACCATGCCGGCGTAGGTCGCCCATTGTAGGGCATCCTGAAGCGACATTCCACAGGCAAAGAGGATCGAAAACACAAGAAACACCAGAAAGCCCATGATCCCCGCATGTCCGGCATCATGGAAGCCCCTCTGATACTTGAGCCAGTCTGTCTTCTGCCACCAGATTTCACGGAGTGTCATTTCTCTTCCTTTGTATGATTCGGTATAATGGAAATAGGTAGATCAGATCGACACCCCTCAGGAATGGCTGTTGACTTGCGGTGTGCCATCTCATCACGATATCGAACGAAGGCATGGACACCCATAAAACTAAGCAACTGAGGCTTAACCAAACCGGCAACCAGACACCCAAGCGGTGTGATACATGCAAGCGCAAGAATCGGTTGAATGTTACCGGAGCCCAACGTCCAACCTGCCACCTTGAGACACGGCGCAACCATGACCCATCCCCATTTGACTTCCAGAAGTTTCCAGACAAGAATGAGAACGCATACCGACGAAAGAACATACCAGAGCTGATATGATTCAATGACCCTCCAAATGAAGGCGAGCCAGTCTTTGTAGTACCATTCTTTTCTGTCCCCGTAGTGCGCAAAGTTGTAATATCCATTGAAGTCGCACATGAACGTCGAGCCAAGAGATCGGTTGTAATAGTTCCACGCCAGATATAGACATGATACTATTATGGCAATCCGTCTAACCATTTTGCGAACTTGATGCGCTCAATTGTTCTCTTCTTGTGCTCTCGGCGGAGCTCAATGATGTCGCGAAGCCACTTCATTGCTTCCTCAAGTCAAACCATCTCATCACATTGCACTTGTTACACCAGTAGCCCCATTGTCCGGGGTGGTTGGCATCGTACTTCAATAAGACGTCCTCGGCCTTCCAGTTGGACGCGGGACAGGTGCAGACCCTCTTTGTCTCTTTGGGCAAGTCTCTTTCCCCTGTCAGCGGAGCGTTATGAGCTTTGGCGGTCTTCATCCTCGCGGTTTCAATTTGCCTTTTGATACTTCTAACGGTGGGAATTCAAGCACATCGGCCAGCATTCGCACCAATGCGCCCTGCATTTCTTTGATATTCTCGTATCCATTTGCATCAATGGGTTCTTTTGTCCAACTGGTTGGTTCCCCTTTGGCGTTGTAATAGACCTCATGCAGATCATAGCTATGCACAATTCTGTATCGTTTGCCAATTCTTACCCGACGAGTTTTCCGTATTATTCTGAAATTCCAAGTCATAGATATAATCCAATCCCCAACGTCGCACTCACGGGTCGGTTGTGGTACTCGACTATAGGCTTGGCAATGTAGAGCAAGATATTCGCCTTGATTTCGTACCCCACAAAGACCTGTGCCCCGAATCTGTCTATTACCCCTCCGGCGTGCCACTTCTCCCAAGCATTGACGAATGAGACTCCTGCAGCTACTGATGGCTCGGCGTATTGATTGACCGAAGCCCCCAAGACTATCGCCGGATGAATCTCAAACCAGGGGGCCGTCCAAACGTCTATTGACACGTCGCTTTGCGCTGGAGGACGAGCATCGACGGAAACGAGGGCGGCCTCTGGTGATACGACTACCTCTACACTGTGGGTATGGATGGTCCCGATTGAATCTTGCTTACCGACCGTATCCCTGACTGTCACCGTGACCTTGCGTGTCCCCCGTTCCGTGATGGGACTCTCCCCTGAAGCAGTCCCTTCACGGTGTTTGTCCACAGTCTTGGGTGCGGTGTAGTTGGTTGGTGATTGTGGGACTTGAGGCTCGGATTTCTTGAATCGAGCGTAAATGAAGAGGGCAAACCCAATGACTGCCAGAAAGCCGACCAATGTGGCAATGCGCTTAGTCACGTTAGCCTTTCGAGACGGGAGAGCCAACTCTTTTGTTGCTTACACTTTTCACATCTTCCTTCTTCTGAAATATACGAATGAGAAAACGGATGGTGGAACTCTAAGAATGCTTCTCTTGCCTCTCTCGCCACCTTGACCGCTTCTGCCTTCTCAGCTTTGGCGACTGTTAGAGATTTGCAGACTTGTTCATAAGCCCATGATGTCGGATACGGTTGGGTATCATGTGCTATTGCAAGGTCACGTTCTTCCCTCAGTTTTGCATTCTCTGATTGGCATTGAGTGAGTTCGGCTTGCTTGCGAATGAGAAGTCTATACTCAAGTCGTTCAGCATTTGTATTGAACTCGTCGTCGCTAACCTTCCGAGACGGGTCAAACCATCCCAATTCTGTTCGTATGCTCTTCTCTGCCGCTTCCAGTTGTTCGCGTGTGAGTTCCATGCTTCAGTCCTCCAGTCCATAGGCTTTGAGTGTGGCAGTGACGATTTGTTCGGCGGTAGCCTTCATGACAATTTCTGTTATCTCTTTGCACGTTCCTTCTGTTGCTTCTATCGGACAGATGAGATCGTATAAATGCCTACCAAATTCGTGCTGCCTCCCATCCTTCACTATCTGCGGGAGAATGTACTTGTGGCAGAGGTCGAGAGATTCAGTGAAGTCGGGTAATCGTTCAGAGACCGTAGTCCCCATTATTGTTTCATGAGGGTGAATGTATCTACCCGAACCATCATGTGCATTCTTCCATCCCAACACCTTCTCTGCAATCAGTCTGTTTCGGTCAGTCATTTGTTCTCCTTCATGCGTTCATGCAGTATCCTCATCTGACGGAGAGCGTCCTTGTCCTTGAGATATTCAACAAAGCCCTCGAATGTGGGAGTGCGATGATGCCAATATGGAACGTGAACCCAAATATCACGGACTATACGATCCTCACCAAAATCCGTCGAATCGTTGTAGCACTCTTGGGCGTAGTCCAGAAAGTCGCTCAGTCTCACTACTTGGTACTTGCTGAGACGGGCGCGAATCTGGTCAACGTTGGGATTGCGCTGGAGTTGGACTGTGGTGCAGGAGGAGAATGAAAGTAGTATCGCAAGGCCAAAGACCACAATGAGAAAAGTCTTGAGCGCCTCCCATCGACGCGCATTCTCTAAATCAATCCTAATACATACGACCAGCAATGTCGCTATACAGATTGCAAAATAAGTCCATCCGTTCGCCCTGTGGCGTGTTTCCACATTCTCAATGACAACGCTCCCGCCTTCGGTTGCGGGTTTGATATAGTTCACCTTGAGAGTGTCGGCCTTAATACCAGCGACTTGACAGTGGACTGTGGTGCAGCCAGCGAAGAGAAGCAGAATGAGAACGCACTTAGTCATGGCAATTTACACCCAATAGGCCAGCCGTTATCATCATAAGCGTCAGGATGAAGTTTTTTGTCTTCTGGAATGTAAAACCCACCAATCCTCTTTTCTCTCCCGCATCGTGAGCACTTGTAAAACTCGGCGTATTCTCTTGTTGGTCTCATACCCCAAGAAAGAGTTACCCTTCGGGTTGGGCCAAATCCCGCCTGTTTGTATTTGTGCCCAAAGAAGCAAGTGATGGCGGCTCTCATTGGCATTCCCTCTCAACAACTGAGGTTAGGATGTGTTGATATGCCGCCGGCTTTTCTTTGTGTTCGCGAGTGATGAATTTGAATCCATCAGACAACCGCAATCCGATACCATACCACATCTTAAACTCTTCGTCGTATTCAACCCATGCTAACCACCCTATCAGTCCGAGAATCTCGTCGATTGAGTCCTGAGTAATTTGGTCAATGAAGATTTCGCGATTTGATACCCAAATATATGGATATTGACCATGCCAGTATGTGAACTTCTCCGGCCACTTCTCTGCCAGCTTCTTCAGTGCGGATTCAAAGCCCATTCATCGAACTCCTTCCTCGTAAGCAGCCAAGTTCTCGCATGAGTTTCTTTGTCGCTACATTGATTTCACAGTTCGGCTCACTGCAATGTGTAAACCCATGAATTTTACCATCCGCGCCAATTTTCCCGCTCCATGACAAAACATGGAATCTCGCACCTTCTTTGTGCGGCGGATGTTTTTCTACTGATTCAAAGTCCATTGGTGAGTCTCCCGTTTGGGGAGTTCGGCGGAGGGCTACAAACGACAACACCCCAGCGCAGAACTCGATGAGTTCTCACGTTGGGGTGAAGACTTCCAGAATATACAAACGAGATTGTCAAAAGTCAAGGACTATTTTTGTCCCATTTGTTCAAAGTAGAATCGAATCCGAACCCAAGCAGGAACACCACCACGATGTCCGCAGCCTGTCCGGTGGCGAGTGCCATCTTGTATCCGATCACCGAGACAAGCGTTACAATCAACGCCAGCAGCGTGCTCTTGAAATGATCGCGGAAGTAGTCGAAGATCTCCGTTGTGGTTTCGCCCGTTATGTTCTTCTTCAGAAAATGCGAGAACATCCCCACGAGTCCGAGAACAATAAGCCCCGGCAAAGTTAAAATAAACGTTTCCATGTTTTACTTTCTCCGTCTGAGTAATTCGATGATCTGTTGGTTGCTTGACTCAAGGCTTGCGAGCTGTCCTTTGACTTCCAGAATCATGTCGTGATCCTGCCGATCCTCGCTGTAATTCTTTTCCACCTTCAATTCCAGTTGAGTGATCTTCTCCATCTCCTGTCCCTGAGTTCTGCCCGAAGCATAGATGGCTCCCCCCGCCCCGATGAGGCTGGAGAGTATCGCTATCCCGATCGTGCGGAATGTTCCATTGAATTTACTTGGCTGTTCCATTTGTTCACTCATGGTTTATATGTACGCGTACTGGTCCCCGTACTGAGACAAACGCTGTCTGGAAATAATGGAACTGATGCCTTGCCAGCCTGGAAAGCACTGTCAAGTTGTGCCTGTGTAAAGCCCGGCGGACAGACTTTTGCAGCAAGAGCACTATCGAGCTGAGCCTGTGTGTATTTTAACCCCGACCGTACCACAGCTCTGATGGCAGCCGCGACCGTATCCCAATTCGCCACTACAAGGTTACTTGAACTTCCGGTAAGTGTCTTGGGACCAGCAAGGGGAACGGTCTGTGCAGATGCTTCCAAGGTAAACAAGAGAACAATTACGAGTATCGTTTTCATCTTCCAGCCCTTTGCATAAGTAGTTGAAACGGACCACAGTCCAATGTCGAAATCCCTGAAACTGAAACCGTCTGAGTTGTAAGTCCCGCACAGGCGTTCAAAATGCTGGCAGTTGAGGTCCCTATCGTCCCACGGATACATCTCACGTAAATAGGAATCGAGCCCGTGTTAGTCAGAGGAGTATAATTCGCTGACGCCCCCCAAGTCGAGTTGTTGAGTGAGACTTGGAAGTCTGTAGGATTTGCACCGGACCTCGTGATGTTTATCGTACTCGCTCCCACATATCCAAATCCAGTGAATGAGAGGATGTAATACTGAGAAACAGAAGTATCCGGCGCTATCATCCTAAAGGTCAGTACAGACGACCCACTGATGCCCATCGTCTTCACCACAGCCACACCGGAAACCGCCACACTCTGAGTCGTAGCCCCCGAACTGGCATGGGTGATATTACCACTCGAAGATCCGGCAGTTGAACGGTTGAATCTTGCCTGAACATTTGTTGAATTGACTACTCCGCCCGATTGTGTCAGTGTTACGGAAGATCCCCAAGATGTCCCATTGAGAGATACCTGGAAATCCGTAGGGGCCGTTACAATGATATTGGCGGTAAGATTTACTCCGCTCACTTGGTAAATTTGTGCAGTCGATGGATTCGGGACAATACTTGTAAAGGTCAACGATGGGATCGAGACATGAATAGTGGGTTGACCAGATATTGTAAAATCGCCAGCATAGAAATCATCGAGCGCGGTGTTGTTGTCAGGTGTAATCCACACACCCGGATGACCACTTGTAATTGTGCCGTCAACCTGGTCCAAACTGATCTGGATGTTGTTCTTGAATACCTTAATGATGTTGCCGATGGCCTGAATCCTTAACCTATCCTGACCATACTCAGTGTAACCGACGTTGAGCGTCTGGAGTGTGGTTGCCGTACCCGACGAATTCATCTTCACAAGCAATGTTTGTACGCCGTCAGTCTTTGCGTAGTACCCTTCTCCGTTGGCCCCGCCCATACGGATGCCAACAGATTCATATCTGTATCCCGCAAGACTTGATTTCGGAGAGATTTCGGCAAACTGGTCGTTGCCAAATGTCTCTGTGCGATAGTTGAACCCCTGACCATTAGCTCCGTTGCATTGATTATTGTATATTCCGCATGAACCTCTTCCACTTGGGATTGCCCACCCAGAACCAAGCGTAGTTGCATTCGCTCTGTTGAAATCATCTGTGACCTCATCTCCGACACCTCCTCCTGATGAAGGAACTCCTACGTGACCCGTATATTGAACTTCTGCTGTCGTATTCGTCAATGAAAGTGTAAACGTCATGGATGCTGAAACGTTCAACGATATACTACCACTGAGCGCCACTGAACCTATCGCTGGAGAGATGCTTGCCGACGTTGCATCCGAAGAAGTCCATGTGAGAGTTACCTGTCCTCCTCCCGCTGGAAGAGTATCAGGGTCTACCGTGAATGTTCCGCTTGGTTCAGGCGGAAGCGGGGTATCTGCGATAGAGAGTTTCAGCGCATCAATCAACGGGAAATTGTTCACAGAGATTCTTCCTCTCCACGCATCCCACATGGACATACCTCCACCATTCCTCACATGAGCCATATAGTGCCAATCCTGCCACCAAGTCCAGGGATCAGGGAAGGAGATAAACTGATCAGAAGCATTGCCTGGATTGTCTTGAGATTTCCATGCAGCGAGAACAACTGTATCGTGCATGACAGGATAACTCGCCCAACTTCCTGTAGCAATATCAGTGTAGGGAGTTTCATACTGTGAGCCTGCCGGCATCCCCGCATAACTTCCACACTGGCCATAAGCGGGATCTGAGCCAATCCAGACGTCTCCGGGATGAAGTGCCCCATCTGTTCCCGTCACTGCAAAGCCTCTGATATTTGAGACGATGGTTCCACCTGTCCACAACCTTCCACTACATGATTGCGAGAACAAAAGTGTAGTGTCGGACGCTCCAGCTCTTTCCCAACCTGCCCAAACACTATCAACGCCAGCTACCGATAAGTACGAATAACACGGAAGATGATACCCGCCCGTGTAGATACCATAGCCATTCCAAACGATCCACCCCTGAGACGGGCCAGTCTGTTCGTAGCCTTCGATGTGGATTCTATTGAAATCTCGAATGGTGTTCTTGTAGGTGAGGTATGGACTTCCGCCGTAAGTCCAGACTGAGTTTGTGAGTGGCCTCCCAAGCTGTGTGCCAACAGCATTCAATGAATCTCTGAGGAGGTGCATTCCAGGATTCCACGCGGAAGTGTCAAGGCCAACTTCGATGTCCCAATCAACTCCGTCAAACCCCTGAACTCGCATCGCCTGCATGATATTATGAACGGTTGTTGCTCTCGTACCAGAGCTAAATGCCGAAGTGATATTGCCCTGACTACCGGGGAAAATGCAGATGATTGCTTTGATGCCTCGGTTATGACAGGAATCTACTACCACTGGCCCCTGGACAGTAAGCGTTTGAAAGTCGTCCTCGTAGATTGAGCCATCCGCATTCAGTCCAACGGCGAAGAGAATGATGTGCGTAAAGACATTTTGGCTCAGAAGCTCGTGGAGATTTGCCGGACTCTGATTCCAGTTCGCCCAATAAGTTGCTACCCATCTCTGAGAAGGTTGTGCAAATGCCGCTACTGATATCAAGAGCGATAATAGTGTTCGTTTCATTGCTGCGTCCGTATGTAATACTTTGCCACCGGTAGAGGTCTGGTGTCAAATGTGAGATATGATCCGTTAACCGTACCAGCCGAATTAGTTGCCTTAAGCCAAAAGTAGTAATGTGTTGATGCCCGAAGATCATTCAGGGTGGTACTAACATTTATTTGCCCCCCCCTATATTTTGTCAGCACCCTGATAGATGTTGGAAAACCCAACGAGTCCGTTACGAAGAACCAGGCATCTGTCGAATCTCCCCCACAATCTATCGTTCCCATAAGTTTTGCTGTCGATGATCCTATATTCGTCGCAGGGAAAGTCCAAACATGTGGTGCCGCGACCAATGTGGTGAATGACTTCACCTCTCCCGTGTCGTTTCCTGCTCGGTTAGTCCCGAATGCCCTAAAGTAGTACAACATCCCAGAAGATAGTTCGCTAACAGTTATCGAGAGGTTTGAGTCCCCAGTCACATTCACATCTTGGGAATGCGCCCAACTTGTTGTATCTGTTCCCCATTTGAAAGTCACGGTCCCGGCAGTATCACTCAGGATCGTTGCATAGAGCGAGGCCGTTGTGGTGGTAATCGAACTCGCTGAATCTGTTGTCACTGTCGGAGGAGTCAACGCCTGTGTGCTCGTGGTAAATGATAATTCACTTCCGACGGAAGATCCAAGAGCATTCCAGGAACTGTCTCTGAAGTAGTACGTTGAGTTCGGAGGAAGTCCGGTAAGATTCAGACTTATCGACTGTGGATTTACTCCTGTGAGTGTATCAATAGCCATTCGAGTAGCATAGACCCCTGAAGTCGTGCCATACATCAGCCACGCTATCGTCTCAAGTCCGTTGGGATTCACCGAACCGTTGATTGTCGCTGTAGAGTCTGTAATCCCTCCGGCGTGAACAGTATTTGTTGACGGAACTAAAGCCACGGTGTCGATGTAGGTCGTATCATTGCTCCAGTGTATTCCATAGAGTGCGAATTTGGCCGGGAGCCACGTGCTCTGATCCACTCTGTATTGCGCGCGAGGGACTGTCCAAGGTGTAAAGTCCTGCCGTATCCCGTTCTTCGGGAAGAAGTCCGTTTGGGGTGTGATCATGTTATTACTTGCATCGGGGCCTGTTGTATCTGCCTCGATTAAATCCGTCCAGTCATACCTGTCTGTTCTCCATATCAAGAGTCTTCCTGGTTGGGTTGTAAGACTCTCGGGGGCTACGGGGACAAATCTGTCGAACCCAGACCTCAATTTTTCTTCCAGAACATAATACCCCTTCCCCCCATGTTGAAATGGATCTCCGCTTTCATCTGGGTTCATCAACACGTAATAATGCGGGAAGCTGTCGTTGGGGGTGATTGCCAGATTATAAACCCCAGATGTGATTATAGTCGGCATTACCCATCCACGTTCAAGTCTGTTTATCGGAGATGGAGGAGCTGGACAGAAACCGTTACCATTCCGACTACCACCAGTAGCCATCAAATCGTAAGTTCCCGTCGAGGTTGTTGAGAATGGCGCGTACTCATCAAGCCAATCGAAGATCGCATGGCCTGATTCATGTGTCGTGGAACCCGGTGGGAGGAAACTTGCTCCAGTAAATTTCTCCGAAACGACAAATCCCCCATCGTAGATGCCGAACCCAGGGAAAACAGATTTTGCTGTGACTATCCCAAAGAATTGGTATGTTGAATCAAACCATCCCGCGGCACAGGCTTTGTAAGCTGATTCGATCCACAATAGCCTCGCACCGAATGAGGCTTGGTCGTGATACCATGTTGACGAACTATCGGCCATCAGCCATTGAGGGAGTCCACCGCCGGCATCGGGATTTATCACGCTGCCTATAACTCTGATATGATGCCCCGTTACGTGCCACCAGTAATCCGACATCGACCCCCAACAAAGATTACTATCGGGGTCTGGAGTTCCATCGCCCCTCGTTGTATCGAAGAAGGCTCCGGTAGTATCGAAGAGTCTAAGGTTGAAGTCTGCAAGCGTGAATCCGTTCGGTCTGTTTGTTTGCGTGAATGGGCTTTTGTCCGTGAACTTAACAAGGATTATCCCGACCTTCACGGTTGTGGTTGTAGAATCATACCAGAATGTCCCTGAGTTCGGGACTGGGAGTGGCCCATTGACGGTGTTCGTTCCATTCCCCAGACGTACGGGCTCCAGTTCAAGTGTATCTTGCGCCATTGCATAGGAGGCAATGAAAAGAATTATCCACAAAAGCCTGTTCATGGAGATGGTATCTCCAGCCATGCCTGATAAACCCTGTAAAATTCATCACATCCCAGATTCACTCCTATAAAATGTAGTTCCAATGCCGAATAATCTGTAATCAAATTCGCCTCATCTGTATTGAGGGTGTATGTGCGGTCTGTTGGCTCAGTATCTGTGAGATCCCAATCCACCTCTATGACAAAAGTTGCTCCACAGTAAATATCAACAAGTAATTCTGAACCACATCCACCAGTTAGCATAGACCGCACATGGAGTATGTGCCCAGTTTTTACGCTTGGAGTTGATCCGGCACTCAAACCAACAATCAACTCATTATCTCCACCATTACTATCTGTTGAAACATTGGTTGCATCGTTGGCTACCACCTCATTTATTTGGTCATAGTAATTCGTTCCAGTAGTATTCCATCCACCCGTATAAATATCTGAGTTTGGTCTGAGTGCTTGTGTTGAAGGAGCACTCGCAGGTGCACCACTCAGGATGAAGCTATTCGTCACCGATTGAGCGTGAAGAGTTATGGCTGTTAAGGTGAACCAAAGTATGAGCCAGATGTATCTCATCTCATCAATATCCAGTTTATTTTTGCCCCACTCGTACCGGAAGAACCTCGGAAGATTATGAGCGAGTCCGTTTTAGCAAGGGCGGTCAGGTTTGTCGTTGTCACCACCGAACTTCCCGTAGGGGTCAAAATGAAATAGTCAGTTGAAGCCGCACCCGGGATATAGACGGCAACCCTTACCGATGTTGTCGAAAATGTTGCCACTCCCCTCATTGAAGTCGAGCCAGTCATAAACCCCGTAAAGACCGGGGATGCTGTTGGGGCTTTTGCTGCCAAAGCAGTCCCTAATCCTGCAGTATCGCTTGCTGTCGCCGTCCAAGTATCTGCGCCCGTCCGCCTCACAGTACCAGTTGCACTCATAGCAGCAATAGCTGTCAGGTCGGCGTCAAGAGGTTGTTTCAATCCTTCTCTGACAATCGCCCTGTTTGTATCTGCCGCTCTCATGGTTTGCGTCATCAGGAGTGTGGAATCTATTGTCCCGCCACTTACTTCGGAGATGAGAACTTTGAGTCTTGTCGTATCCTGTGCCCGTGCCGCAGCGAGGATTGAATCACCGTATGCTCTGTCAAGTATCCGTGTCGCCTCGTGTGCTTGGACGTTGATGAGGCCGTAGGGGTCTTGACCTCGTGATTGGCACACCGCCAATAGATAGAGAGAAGCAAAGAGAAAGAATGCTCGTTTCATTGTTTGTGTCCCAATCCATAGACAACTATTGTCTTGAAGGCCGTCGTGACCGACGAAAATTCCAACCATGCAAAGTTCCCCGCAGGGATTATCGCAGAATTGATTTGTGCCCCTGTTTGTTTTGTCAGGGAATTATTGGACGTTACGGTCGTTGTGTCCACAAGAGTCCCCGCAGCCGATTGGTCTGTTCCATACGCAATCTTGCATTGGACATTTCTCGCAGTTGACCCCATTCCGACATAGACAAGCGTATCTATCACAACTCCTGTCGAGTAGAAAAGTGGAATCCGATAAGAAGTGTTGATGAACACCGAATCCGTTCCCGTACCATTCTGAAGTAAAATGGTGGACTTCATCAGATGTCTTGATGTGTCAGGAGGATGAGCCGCAAGGTACGCCGCTACGGAATCACCCACCCAATGCTGGAACTCAGAGCGGAGGAAGAGTGTGTCTTTGGGATTATTATTAAACCATTCATCATGTGCAGGAATGGCATATTCATAATCATTCGTATATCCAGATTGGGGGAAAATTTGAATCATTCCGCATGACGGACGGGTGAAATCAATGGCCCCCAGATAGTTTTCATCACCAAGAACCATATCCTTGCCAGTAATAGACCCATCAGTCGGACCTGGTGTCAATAATACATTGCCTCCGTACATACCAGACCCCGCATTCAACCCCAGGAGTGTCATGGTTGAAGTGTTCGGTATCGAAATCGACGCCGTATCCCCCGAGGCGGTCACCTTCAATCCATTCGATTGGTCAATCTTTATCTTCTTGGCTGAAGTCACCACCGGACTTCCGTCTGATTCGGCTACCGTCACACCGTTGGTCACTGCGAGAAGGTCGTGCTTTGTCGCCAATCCCGAGGAAGTGTCTGCAGTCAAATGCCCATCCGCGAGTACCAGCGGCCATTCGAGAGTCGCATTCCTCAAAGTGTCATCCTCGAAGTACGTGACATTCCCCGTCCCAGATGCGTAGTTGTTGGCGAGATTCGTGGCTATAGACCGCGCAAGGAGTGAGTCAATCCAAACACTGTGAGCTGCGATTGAATCACGAGCGACTGAATCAACGCCAGCCGTTATCCCTGTGAGATGAGAACCGTCACCGTAGTAGGAATCTGAATAGACCGATCTGAAATAGAGACTGTCAACGGATTTGGTGTTCGTCCAGTTGCCAAGACTGAAATCATATTTGAGAATGTCGTTGTCGGCCCCCGTCCCTCTCTGTTTGAGGCTTACGTTGTCAAGATCAAAAGCGGATTGTCCAACGGTATATGCCCAGAACTCAATCGTGTGAATAGCCGAACCCGTAATAATAATTGAATATGACCCGTTCGAATAAACCGGATAGCTTCCACCAAATTCAACATTGCTCCCGGTTTCATTTTTACCAAGAACATCCATCTGAGCACTTACCGAACAGTTCGAAATCTCAAAGGTCAATTCATAGACACCTCCAGTCGAAAGTGTGCCAATGTTTTGAACGAGATTCTTGTATGACTCTTCAGCATCAATATGAGCAATACTTCCCGAGATTGTCCAATCGTTGGTTATCCAATCTGGATAGCCCACATCAAACCCGCCATCAGAAATCAGTTCTGGGCCGTGCGTGTTTGCCGAAACTAAATTCGGTGCGGTGATATTTCCAAAGGAAGTAACCCCAGAATCCGTTTGAACATGATTGAAAAATCGAGTATGTAGCATTGAATCAAATTCAACCACCCTGCTAAGTGTCGGCCAGTATCCGAGAGACAAATTTGATTTTCCGGCTCCCCCCCAATCGTAGGCAAGCGTCCATTGAACCGCCTGAAGACTGTCACCAATAGAAAGCGGGAAGAATGCTCTTGTGGATGAAAGTTGTCTCGTATAGTAGCCGAATGACCCGGCGGCCCCATTGCCACTATTCCGTATTTCGGTCCACACGCCTCCAGGATGGGACGTTGCCGTATTGGGAGATATATAAAGCCCGTAGGGCCTGTCGGTAAGAATCCCAAACGAAGCGGTGAAATTCGTATCCACTCCAACTGAACTACCAAACACCGTGCTCAATGTGCCATCTGATCTGCGAGCACTGAAAGCCATTGCGTCACCCGTAACCGGAGGATCGGAAAATCCAGCGCCACGCCAAAAGTAGAAATATGGATACTTCTCATTTGCAATGTCCAACCCCATCGAGAATTGACTTTTAGAATCATTACCACGTTGGAAAACTATAGCATTGTTGCTTGTAGAAGCCGTGGCGATTGGTTCATTGAATGTTATACCCGTTCTAGAAATGTCAATCCTCAGACTGTCGTTTTTTGTACTATCTGCAAACGTAGTGGTCTTTAAGCTGTTGCCATACCAGCCCGATTGGACAATATAGGGACTTGCCAAATAATCCAGCCTCACTCTTTGCTTCCCCGCCGAAGTCCCAAAAGCCACTACTCCCTCTGGGTATGTCGAATCAACCTCGCCTGAGAACAGCCCGCCTCCTACCCCTGAGGTTCCAAGAGCTTCAAGATTTACCACTCCAATGGTATCGGCCAGAGCTTTGAGGGCGGTGGTGTCGGCTACAGACTGAAGGCCAGCACCACCAGCTGAGGGCTTGTTATTGAGGGCGGTTAACGCGGAATCTACATCGCGACCGGAAAGCCTGAGAACACTGTCAATGTATGCGCGGGCCTTGAATGTAATCCCCGCCCCTGGTGTGGCTGGTACAATCGAATCAGCCTTAACACCGGCATGTTTGAATCCGGCAACCTGACCCAAACAGATTGCCGGAATGAGTAGCAAAGCCCACGCGTATTTTCTCATGCTTCTCCTATTTACGGAACGATGTCGCCACCAGAGAATAATCCCGCCCAGTTTGCAAGCGTCACAATCCCAGAACCGTGGAATCTCATTATCGCCCCCTTGTCTGCGTCGCCATCAAGAGTCGGATCTGCAACGGCACCAAGATTATCTACACATGAAATCAGAAGCTCTTCCATGAGCTTGAATTGAACGTCGTTCGAAGCCACCTGATGAAATGTGTCGAGAACTGCCAGTGAGGTTGGCGTAAAATCCATAACATCAACCGAATATTCAATCGAGATTGTTCCGCGAGGTGTATATCTTCCCTCTTCATCTTCATCGCAATCAAGTGTCGCGTAGAATTTGCAATTCTTGATCGAGCCTATTACCTCGAAATTGGACTCTCCTGTATTTCTGACTGCAAAGGTCTTCATCCCAGAAGATGAACGAGACGCCTGAGCCGCGAAGAGGGCGGTATCGCCCGCCGAAGTGAATGTTGACCAAAGAATATCATTGTCATACACAGAAGCGGTGGCAGATCCTACAACCCCAATTCGCTTCAGCATCATTTCGACATATCTCGCCTGTTGAGGTCCGCCTTCAACGACCAGTCTCCATTTCGGAACTCCATTGTGGCCAACCGTTGAATTTCCAAAGACTACCACGTCCGCATTGACAAGATTCAACGCGGTGTTATGGAATCCCTGTGCCCATGTTGACAGAAGTTGGACATTCGAGCCGTTGGTTATCATATACTTCCAACTGGCCTCAGCCTGGATTGCATGAACCCTCTCCATCCCGGTCTGATTTTTCTCAAAGAGATGTGTCTGCGTGAACTTGCCGTCTTTCAGGTCCGTCAGTGTCTGCGAATGGGCCGTCCCCGTGGCAATGTCTGTTACAATGCTTGCAATCCCCGAGGGTTTGTTGTTTGTAGCTGCGGGTGAAGAGAAACCGTATGCTGACATGATAATACCTCCTACGTAAGTGAACTGATCGGCCGTGGTGTTTTTTCGATACCAGTTGCGGTGAATCTACGGGCCGATTTAATAGCATTCACCCATTCCATTACAAACTGTTTTGATGTCAAAACAACCTCAACCTCATTGGAACTCTCAGAAATGTATCTGTGATTCCTTGCGAAGAACCAACCAATAAGAAAATTCCTATCTGCTTCTTCGGGCATCGAGAATCCATTCATCGAGAAACTAATATTCCTATTCGCCACAGTGACCGCACTCTCATAATAAGAACCATCGAGAAGCTGTCGCGTCTGGGTAGAAGGGAATCCAGTTACATCATCAAGTTCATTTAGTCCCCTTAGAGACAGAGCATCATAATCTCTCTCGATCCTGTTCACGGTCACATCATCGAGATAGATGATCTGCGCCCCAAGGTCAACCGGGAGTTTGAGTCCTATGCTAACGATTGCCGTACAGGCAGACATATCAAGCGACGTGTTCGTTAACTTGAACCATGTGTCGGTATCTGGAATTTCGTCAAGATCAATGGCCTTGACAATGTTCGCACAATTGGCTTGATCGGAAAAGATAAGTTGAATGTCTCCGTTCGGGACTTCAACTGTTGACCTGATCCATAGGGCCACAGAAGTTGCCGCACTCAAATCTGTAACGGGAATTTGTTTGCTGCCGATGATCCCGGTAGTGAATCCGTCCGCAATATTGAACTTCGCAGATCCGGCCCCTACTTTCCTCAGGGTCGTCTCAAGCGTCTGGGTGACATTGGAGACCACCTGTTCATTCCATGCGGTTTCACAATCTGAAACGATGTAATCCCCGTATGCAAGAGTAATTGATGGCATCAGTATTCAATCCATGTTACTTGTGTTTCGTTCGTCGTTGGATTCTTGAACATCTCCGCTGCGAAGAAAGTCCTTGCTGCGACCCCATCATTGATCGGGGTCGTGACAAGGATTCTATTCGCTTTCTGTGAAGTTATGCCATTACTGTCTGTTGTTTTCAGTGTTGGATAAAGTCTTGAATATCCTCTCTTATTGACGCCATAGCGGTAAAACCAATAGAGCTGTGATGCTGGAGTATCAGAAGACCATCCGGTTCCATCATATTTGTAGAAGTACATACTCGTCACACGGTCAAGGCTTGTCCCATTTGCCCTGTAGAGCCACAACCAACCCTTTGAAGAATCGAAAGTTTCTTCTGCGTCATTATAGACAAAGAGGTGATCCACCGAAACATCCGTTTGAAGTTCGGCAGGCGTCACAGTCCCGGAATACGCGGCTCCATCTCTGACCCACCTTTCATCATAACGATTCGATGAACTGATTCTCGCCCCGGCCACGATGTGAATTGGTGGATAAGCTGTCAGCATCAAGGTAGAACCATCCGGCGAGGCTGGTACTATGTAAGTATTTGCCTGCCCATAGTACGTTGATCTTGAGACGAGCCTAATTTGATGATGTTGAGTTGTGGTGTCGTAATAATGGAGCGGAAAAACTCCCATGCACTTACATAATGCCCACATGAGGTCGTAGGCATAGTAATACATATAGTCGAGGGAGTATTCATTGTTTGATTGAAGAAGATAGCCCTGGCGGACATAAGTGGAAGCAGGATACCGATATCCCCCATAGACCCACAGGTCGGTCATATAATAATCATTGCCACTGATAATCGTCTTGAAGTCTGTCTCGATATTCCCACCCGTCAACACATCATCAATGTCATAATCCTGACTGAATGTCCGAGAGATGATGGAAGCAAGAATTGCCTTCATCGAACAGGCAAGTGCATTGGTCCCACCAGGATTCCCGGGATTTGTCGTGTCGTATTCGATTGTCCTTCCGCCATCTGGAGCTAGATCAACAAGGACATAAGTAGTCAATGTCTTTTTTGTCTTGGCGAGAACAGACGTAAGAAGGAACGACCCGTGCCTTTCGGGGAAATTTGTCACTAGACTCATCTCGCCAATATCGGAGATCGGTGTGTCAATCATCCCCCAGAAGAAATGTTCACCATCGCAAGTAATTTGAATTTCACATTCCCCGGCCAACACTTTGAACCAAAATCCCTCTTGGGTGTAATACGAGTAGTCTTCTGTATATTCGAGCTTCAATTGCTCAAGTTCGTATGTCAAAGGAAGCGTATCGGCTCTCTCCTTTGTCCCCTCCGGCATGGCAAGTGAGGCAAACGTTGGAATGACAAGATCAGTGAACTCCGAATACAGGATAAACTCAAAGACTCCGCCGTCAAGCAATGATTGTTGTAGAGAATACGATGTCATGTCAGTACGTTCGCACTGCGAAGTCTATTACCACGAGCAACACCAAGAGCCAGATCAGTCAATCCGAGTTTACCGATGATCTGAACTCTCATGCTTGAAGAACCGCCATAGCTTGTTGTAATCCCACCAACCCCTCCGCCTATTCTTCCAGCCTGTAGCGTGTCAATAACATTACTCCCGGCTCCGAGTCCACCCTGTCCAAGTCCAAATCCTATAGCCCCAGGGATGAAACCAAGAAGAGTGCTTATGAATACATCGGCAAACTTTGAAAGGAAATTGGCCTTGAGTTGGTCGATCAAAGAATTACCAAGATCGAATGATTGGACAAAAGCATTGGAAAGAGTGCTGGTCATTGTACGGCCAAGATCAATCACATGAGACTGGAGGGCTGTTATTCTCATCCTGTCCTTTTCGGGCTGTGGTGCAATGTAGCCTGGCTGATTGGCAACGAACTGCCTGTTCTGGGCTTCGATTTGTTCATCGGAATACCCGCTGAAAACTCCCGCTCCGAAAATCGCCGTTCTTGGTGGTGCTTCTCTTCCCCTTAGTCTAACGGGTCCAATACCTCCGCCAGTCTGTGCAGCAAACCTACCCTCAACTGCTTCTCGCCATTCCTTTGCAGATTTCGCCGTCTGAATTCCGAGCGCCGCAGCGTCAACCATAACTTCATTCAGGGTTCTTTGTTTCGTTATCATCACATCGAGTTGATCGCTGATTTCCTGATAAGTCTTGACTCTCTTGTCAAGATTTTTGTATTCTGCCGCTGTTGCAGACGATGGCCCCATAAGACGGCTTATATTGCCCTTTTCATCCATCACCTCGTAACCAGATACAAGTTCTTCCTTCATTTGAAGATCAACCTGCTTCATCCTTTCTCTTGTTTCCTTCATCCTCTGTTGGGCAAGAAGTTGAGCTCGTTCCATTTCCTGTATCGGCATTGCCCCTTTCAACCCGAGGAAATCTGAAACTCCCGACTTGATAAGTTTATCGACCTCATCACGCGTTTCCTTTGCTGCCTGACTTGCCCCGGCGAGAAGCCCAACAAACATTGGAAGGCCCACGGGCCCGGCAAGTGCTTTCAACGTAAAGCCAAGCCCACCCGTACTGAAACCAAGAGAATCCACTAATCCAATAATATCTGCACGATGTTGCCTCAAACCCTGGCCAAGTTGGAAATAAGATTCCTTCATCTTGGCATTGGATGACAATCCTTCACGCGTGTAACTCTCCAGAGCGTCTTTTGCTAAAGATCTCTCCCGATTGATTCTCCGTTGACCTTCGAGATCATTAGTTGAAAGTTTGTCGAGTTCCTTGCCAAGATCGCGGATGTGCTGACGCAGTTCACCTATGGTCTTGTCTTCATCGGTTTTAACCGTGAGAACTATTTCATTCTCATTTGGGGGCATTCAACTTTTCCTGTATATAAGAATCGTAATTCTTCAGAAGCACCCACTTAACCGCCTGTTTATAGCTTACTTTGTTCTTCACGTATTCAATTTGCCTCATATCGCCACGACAAGTATCAAAAATCAGCTTGTCTATTTCGTATCCGATGGGGAGTTCTGAGATTCCGTCTTTGGGCTTGAGGTTGGTAAACTCTTCTTCCCACTTTTGGAGTTCTGAGTCTCCCTCCCCACTAATGAGATGAAAAAATCGTTGATCTCTTCGACCTCCATAGGACGAAGTTTATCAATATCAAGAGAGGATACGTCTCCATTCAACAGAAGCCCACAATGTGACAGCCACGCTGATTTGTAGGCTTTTTCCTTTTCGGCATTCTCAAAGTCTTTTTGCCAGGCTTCACGTGCATCCCCAAGTCTTACATCCGATTGGATTGCCTTCTGCATCAAGAGAAGAGAAATGCCTCCATCGGGCAGAGTCTTCGCAGAATACTCCCTGTTTCTAACCTTGAGAACTTCCAAAAGTAGCCTCCTTTGCATTTACGAATTGGATAAGCCTTGCTTTGAAAAGATTCGCGATATATTCTTTGTCTTCTTCTTGAAACTCCATGAATGATCTCTGTGGAATGACAATATGTAAAGACTTTGAAAGTGCCATTGCTTTCCACATCTCATCCCCAGTATCATAGAACCTTTTCCAGAAAAATCCTCTCTGCTTGGGGGTCACAATTTCAAGAAAATCTGCTCCAAACTGATGAGCGAACGCATCTGGTGTTCCGCCTCCTTTGATGGTGGCAGAAGTCTCGTCCGATTCTCCATGAATCGTATTTGCAAAACGATCATGCAATCTTGCAATAGCCCGGGCCTTGGTTCTCGCCCAGGGTGGCTTCCCGCCTTGTGCAAGAGTATCGAGAACCGACCCCATTTGATAACTCATTATCTGTTTCATCTCATCGGTGAAATTGGCTTTCACAATCGGGACGACGTTGACTTCAATGACTGGTATCATAATTTTGAGCCAAACCAATGGATGACCAAAAACCACAGTATCAATCCAAGCAAGATTAGTCCGAATACCTTCCCAAATCCCATTGCAAATTGTTCACCGTCTTTCTTTGTCACTTGGGCTCCGATTGAACCAATATCGGAAACATGAACCAGTACCTATTCTCATTCTCTCGAATCGGCTGCGTCTTGATTGGCTTCTGCGCTGCATTGATGAGGAACCGAGTTGACCCACTAAGCTGCGAGGTGAACAGACTCCTCGTCACGCGCTTACAATCGTCAATCAAATCCAGACAAAGTCTTGAGGCGTTGATCTTGTTATCTGTGACTCCAGTAGTTGAACCAACCACACCACACACCCAGAAATCGCAGTAAGTGATTACACCTGTCCATGCGGAATCTTTCGGATCGTCCTGCTGGACTCCGGGTATGACCATGATTGTCGGCAGCCCGGGTAGATTGTCATTCTCGATGAAATACCCCTTGACGTTATCGGGACTGACAGTCGAGAGGAAATTACCCTCACCATCATCCGGGTCTGGTGCATTCGATGGATTGATCCGTGCGAATGCAGTCAAAAGAACGTCTTGGACAGAAGCTATTCTCATATTCTCGCGTAAGAGAATGGTTTTAGTTCTTCCTTGTGTCTATCGCTTAACTGGTAATACGTTGTCGTCTTATTTTCCAGTGTCCCGGAAGAAGATTTGGATTGTACTCCCAACCTTCCCGCAGCGAGTTCTTGTTTTGATTCATCGAATAACTCCATCACCTTCTCAACACAGACATTCCGAATCTTTGATGGGATGGTGTTGTACCCCAACTTCAAGCAGAGCCTTATATTTTGCCTGCCCACTGGAAATACTGTCCCATCGTAGTACAGGTCGATACATGTAGGATTCTCCGGGTCGATGACCACATTGTCTGCATCGGTGATTAAGTCTGTCCAAGCTGCGTCTGCTGGCTGATCTTTGTACTGAATATCGGCCTCGGCTCCGTTGGCGAGTTCGATAATGGGCATCTTGCCATTGGGCATATAGAGCTTTGACTTCCCATTCCCATTGACAATGATTGCATCAGTCCCATCAAAGACCGTGGCAGCTACGACGCTATTCGTCTCTTCCTCGATCCATCCCGAGACAATCCCGATGAGATAGGTCAAGAATGTATCCCAGGTCGTTGTGGCATCAGCCATGCCCAATCGCTGTTTAATCTCCGAAAGTGTGATGATGCTCGACGCCGGGGAGGCTGTGCCGTATTCAAACGCCGCAGCTGAGAATGTCCCCGCGGCTGCTACTGTGACCGTGAACCCGTTGACCGTCTTGAGAGAGTAGTCATCCGGCCCCATCGGAGTTTTGTAGCCGTCACTGTCAACGAAAAGTCCCCCGACTACCTCAAAGTCAGTAGTTGAGAGTGGGCCTTCTTCAAAGCCTACAATGTTTGCCCCGGCGGTAACGGCGACTGATTTGATTGTCCTGATTGACATTTATTCCTCTGGAAATTCAACAACTTCCCATTCCGACTTGCTCTTGTCGTCCATCCAAAAGGTGAACGTCTCCATCGCTATCCTCGCCATCCCTCTTGAAACCGTCCAGAAAACAGATGAGTAGGTCGTCATCCATCTGCCATTCGTCCGATTATACACACCATAGCAAAGCATCAATTCGCCATGTAATTATGTGGCCAGAGTGTTTCACCTTCTGCATTAATGTGTCCGCATTCCACATCAAGCCTCGCCATCTGGTTGAATCCCCGTGTATGGCAGTAGTTCATAAATTCAGTGTCGGGAGCTGACTTGCGTCTCAAAATGAAACTGAATCCTTCGATGACCTTTCGGTCCAACAAAAGACAGCCCATGCATCCTCCCGAAACTTTCATAATCGGAGGCTTGAGTTCGTGCCATCTGTAAGCCCTCATAAGACCTGGAGCGGTTGGATTCCACATGTGGAGATTGGGCTTGAAGTCTCCATGCCTCAAGACATAGAACCCCGTCACCACATCCGCATCAATCTCCATGAGCTTCGAGAGTGCATCATCCGGGACAACCATATCTTCCTCAACTATCCACACCTTCTGATATCCCTGGGTCAGAACTACCTGCCTCATCTTTTCGTAGTTCACCTGAATGTTTCTTTTGTCCCTTTCTGCGGGGTGCTCGCCGTGCGGGTTGTCCCGTGTGAACATCAGATCCCAGAACTCCGGCATCTTCTTCTGGCCGAATATCCCCGCCACCGTCTCCGGGTACAATCTTTGTGTCGTCGGGCAGAATATCAGTAGTTTCATCCTGTCTCTGATCGTCTTCTTTGGTTGTACTTCCTGAATCTCGAAACAGTTCGGCCATTACGGCCTGACCTCCATCAACATATCTTGCCATCCGCTCGATGTTCTGAGCGTTTACTTCAACAATCTGCCCGGGCTTCAAATGTATCTGCCCGGACCTCCCCTGGGTGATCTTTACCTTATCGCCTATCTTCATCGTATCCTCCTTCAAAACTGGCGGGGCCGAAACCCCGCCATGAGTGGAACAGATCAAGCACTCTTCTGGATGAGATACTTGAAGGCTTCGGTCTGCGTCACAAGCCCGCCGACCCTGAATGTCGCAAGGAACCCGACCTGGCGTGTCCCTGCATACAGCTCATTCAGTCTTTCGATGGTCATCGTGCCGTTCTCAACGAGGAAGTAATACTCCCAGTTTGCCCAGAGCAATGTCTGATTACTGGCAGCGATTTCATCCATCGAATCGACGTTATACAACCTCGCACCCTTCAGAAGGTTCGGCATTCCGATTCCGCCCGCACCCTGAGGGATGATATCGAAGGC